TTGCAAAGAATCCGGAGAAACATAGTCTATGACGCACTTCCATCGCAAAAGGCATTCCACAGGTTGAAAGCGCGCTTCAAGGGGTATTCCGGGCCGATCGGCAGCGGGAAAAGTCAGGCGTTGTGTCATGAGGCGATCAGATTAGCGTACCGAAATCCGGGGCGTACTGGCCTGATCGGGGCGCCGACCTACCCGATGCTCCGCGACTCGACTCAGTTGACCTTTCTGGAGGTGCTGAACACCAATGGGATACCGTTCGACTGGAACCGAAGCGAGAACACAATGGTTCTGGCGGACACCGGTTCGCGGATATTGTTCCGCGCGATAGAGGACTTTGAGCGGTTACGCGGGACTAACCTAGCGTGGTTCGGAGTGGACGAATTGACGTATGCTCCAGAGGAAGCATGGTTACGATTGGAGGGGAGACTGCGGGACCCGGACGCATCGCAGCTGTGTGGATTCGCGGTGTGGACACCGAAGGGTTTCGATTGGGTACACCGCCGGTTCATATCCAGCTCGGGCAATGGTTACGAGGTGGTGATTGCGAAGCCCGGTGAGAACCGCTTTCTGCTGAGCGCGGTGCCAGACTTTTACGAGCGGCTCAAGACAAGTTACGATGAACGGTTCTATAAACAGGAAGTACTTGGGGAGTATCTGAACGTCCAGCAGGGCCAAGTATATCACTCGTTCGACCGGAAGAAGCACTTGTTCGATGCAGGATTGGACAAGGCGCTGCCGCTGCTGTGGACGCTGGACTTCAACGTGGACCCACAGTGTTCGCTCGTGGCGCAACGGGTGGGGCGCGTGGCCGTGGTGCTGGACGAGATTGTGCTGAGGCGCGCCTCGACTCAAGAGGTATGCAAGGAGTTTCAGCGCCGCTACCTGCCACATGAGGCCGGAGTTACGGTGTATGGAGACAGCTCAGGGTCGCATATGCAGACGGCCGGTACGACAGACTACCAGATTATTCAAGAACACCTGAACCAAGCCGGACAACGGAGGGTGGAGTTTCGATATCAGAACAGCAATCCGCTGGTAAGGGACCGGATCAACAGCGTAAATTCAGCACTCTGCTCGGCGGCAGGAGAAGTTCGATTATACGTATCCCCACGATGCAAGGAACTGATCGCCGATCTGGAGCAAGTGGTGTACAAGGATGGTTCAGGAGTGATTGACAAGATGAGCGATCCGATGCGCACGCATTTAAGTGACGCACTGGGGTATCTGCTATGGCAAGAGTTTCGGGAGCGGCCAACTATCGGGGAAAGATCAGAACGCCTATTTTGAACGGTTATGGCAAAGAAACACGACATCACAAGAGAACACCCTGAATACATAGCGGGCCGGTCGCAATCGAAGATGTACCGTGACCTCTACGTTGGTGGGGAAGAGATACGCAGGAACGCGAGCGCTTACCTGCGAAGCAGGCAGAAGGAGCCGCCGGATGTCTATCAGGAGCGGTTGTCGAGAGTCTTCTACGAGAACTACATCGGCTCAATCATCGACTGGTACGCAGCGACCTTGTTCCGGCGCGAGCCGGTCCTGAGCTTCGAGGGGGAGAACCAAGGGGCGCGGAAGTTCTTCGGAGAATTCGCAGAGGACTGCGATCTCAAAGGGACGACGCTAACTTCGATGCTGAGGCGGCAGTTTGTTTCCGCGCTGATCCATGGGCGAAGCTATCTGTTGCTCGATTTTCCAAAGAAGGAAGAGCAGTTGCTTACCCGGGCTGAAGAGGAGTGCCTAGGCGTATCGAGGGCCTATCTGGTCGACTACAGCGCCGATGAACTGATCAACTGGAGCACGGATCCGTCAGGCCGTTACGAGTGTGTGGTGTTGAGGACGTCGAGCACCAGGCCGCCAGACGGGGGCGCAGATGACTGGAGGGTTGAGACGAGGTGGCGGTACTTTGACAAAGAGCGGTACCAAGTGTGGGCAGCGCCGACGGAGTCGAGAAACGAAACGCCGGTGTTGATCGATGAAGGGCCACATGGTCTTGCGGCGCAACGGCAGGTGCCCCTGTTCGAACTGAGGGTGTCCGAGGGGCTGTGGCTGATGCACAAGGCGTGCTATTTGCAACTGGAGCACTTCAATAAGTCGAATGCGTTATCGTGGGCGCTGAGCATGGGCCTGTTCGCGATGCCGGTGATCTATTCGGACCGGGATTGGAAGCAGATCGTAGGAGAGTCTTACTACATCCAACTAGGCCAGCAGGACCGGTTCGGTTGGACGGAGCCTGAAGGGAAAGTATTTCAGATCGCCGCGGAAAATCTGACGAGGTTGCAGGAAGAGATTTACCGGGTGTGCTACTTGCTGCACCAGGCGCGGGGACTCCACAGCAACGGTTTCAGCCAGTCGGGGTTGAGCAAGCAGCGGGACTTCGCGATCACGCAAGAAGTACTACGGGCGTACGGGGACATCGTCAAGGACTATCTGAAGCGGATTCTGAAGGGTATCAACATCGCTCGGCAGGACGGTCTCGTAATTGATGTCGGCGGCATGGACGATTTCGATATTGGAGAGTTCTCGGCAGACCTCTCGGATGCCGAGCGATTACTCAGCCTTGGTATGACATCGCCCACTCTGCGGGCAACAATCTTTAAGAAGCTGGCCGCGAAGTACCTGTGCGACGTGCGGCAGGAGGTCAAGGACCGTATCAATCAAGAAATTGACGAAGGTGCGGGCCTGGCTGGCAGGTAGCGGCGAGCGCCGGCAGCGAGAGAATTCGAACGGCCTGGGCACCGAGCTGCCGGGGATGCCCGGGCGATCAATAACAAATTAGACACACGACAGGAGAGCGTGGGATTGCGGCACTGCCGCAGTTGCGAGCCTGTCGTGTGTACTTAAGCAGGAGTGCAATGGAACCTTCAAACCGCACCTCGCCGGACGACCTGAAGGGGTTGATCCGACAGGTAATTGGTGAGTTTGTGCAGAACGAGAACAGTCGCGTGGAGCCCGCCTACAAAGCGGAACTCATTGAGGAGCGACGGCGCCGGGAGCAGTTGGAGCGGCGTGTAAACGAACTGGCGGAAGAGAGCCAGCGGAACCGGATGCTGGCTGAAGAAGCAGAGCGTCAATCGGCGATTCGGGCTGAACTTCAGCGGCACGGAGTCGTGAAGCTTGATCTCGCGTTTCGCGCGATCAAAGACGATGTGAAACGTGGCGAAGATGGGCGCCTGATGGCGGTGGGAGCGGACGGGGAAGTCGGACTACGAGAGTATGTCGCACGGTTTGTTGGAGAGAATCCGGAGTTTCTGCCGGCGCGGATCAGTGGCGGATCCGGTTCTCCGACGGCCGCACGGACAACGCTTCCCGCGCCGCCACCGTTTTCGGCGGAGCTGGAAAAGATCCGGCCAGGAATGGACAAGGAAGATCTGGAGCGAATCCGGCAAGAAGTTGCCCGTGTTGCGTTGCAGACACTCTCGGGCCGGTAGTGGCGCGGGAAGAAGACAGGGAATTCAAGAGTTAGGAGACGAACGAAGAGATGGCGATTATTACCTCAGCCAATGTGGCGAACGCGATTGTGAAGCTGGTGGCCGTTGATGCCTTGCCGGCGCTGATGGGGAACCTTGTGTTGGGAAACCTGGTGAATCGGGATTTTGAAGCGACGATCGCTCAAGCGGGAGACACAGTCAACGTTCCGATTCCGCCGACACTGACGGCGAACAACATTGCGGAAGGCGGGTCCGTGGTTGCGCAGAGTCCGAATCTGGGCAATGCGCAGATTGTGTTAAACACCCATGCGGAAGCGACCTTCCAGATTCCGGACGTAACGAAGGTGCTGGCGGTGCCGGACTTACTCCAACTGTACATGCAGCCGGCGGTGGTGGCTCTGGCGGAGAAGATCGAGAGCGACATTCTTTCGCTGTATTCGCAGTTTACGGCGAACAGTCCCGTGGGGACCGGCGGAACGGCGCTCACGGAAGCGGCGGTGGATGCCGCCGAAACCGCGCTGTTCCAAGCGAAAGTTCCGGCGGCTGCGCCGAAGTACCTGGTTGTGGATGCGAACGCCTATTCGGCGCTGCGGCAGATTCCGCGATTCAGCGAGTTTCGGACCGCGGGTGAAGCGGGACTGCGTGCCCTGATCGACGGCAGCGTAGGCAAGATCAAGGACTTCTACGTGTTCCGGTCGCAGTTTGTATCGAAGACCGGCTCGGCGCCGGTGACGACGAACAACCTTGCGTTTACAAAGCACGCTATCGGGCTGGTTGTGAGGCGGCTGCCGCAACCACTGCCTGGAACGGGTGCGATCGCAGAGTACGCGGAACTGGGCAACTTCGGCATGCGGGTCATCATGAGCTATCAGCCGAACACGCTGGCGCAGCAGTTCACTGTGGATGTGTTGTACGGTTGCGCCGTGCTTCGGAACAACCATGGCGTGCAGGTTCGGAGCTAGATCTTGAGGCGGAGGCGGCCGGGAAAGTCCGGCCGCCAGCCAATCGGAGAAGGGGGAAGGGAATGACGCAACTGAAGGACTACTTCATGAAGAGGCGCGACGCACTGGAACTGATCACGAAGGAGTATGTGGTAGTGGTCAGCTTCAAGACGGCTGACGGCGGGAAGCCTGGAGTGATGACAGAAGTAACAAGGGAGATAGCCGCCCACCTGCTTGCCGAGGGCCGCGCGCGCCTGGCAAATGTGGAAGAAGCGGAGCAGTACTATTCGACGCAAGAGGAGGCGCGGAAGAGGGCAGAAGAGGCAGAACGAATGTCTCGGATTCAGGTGCAAGTGGTAAGTGAGTTGACGGAAAACCCGCAGAAGCAACCGCGGAGAGAGAAGAGGTAGGCAATGGCACTCTTTGTCGACTCAACGAGTCCGAGTGTGCAAGATCTTCTACGCTACGACAGGAACCTGCTCGAGGTGGCGAACGCGGAAGGGTTGGACTGCGGCGAGAAGCTCACGCTCGCCCGGCAGCAGGTAGGGTCGGAAATAGCGGCCTTTCTGCGGCGGGAACGGCCGGTTACGGCCATTGAGTGTGTGGTAGCGACGGAACCGCTCCGGCGTTGGATCGCAGAAGCAGCGCTGGGTCTGTTCTATCGCGATGCTCACAATAGCCAATTGAGTGAGCGTTACCGGGCAAAGTGGAAAGAGTACGACGCGCTCGCGAAGGAAACGAGACGGTTTGTGTTCGAAAGCGGTCTGGGCTGCGTTCGGACTCCGATCCCGAAGGCACAGCGGCCGATCGTAACGCCAACGAACGGTGTGCTGCCTGCGGGCACGTACTTCCTGCGGATGGCATGGACCGGCGCCGGGCAAGCGGTGGGCGAGGCGAGCGAGGTAACCGTGGCCACGCTGAGTGGTCCTGGCGGACTGTTAGTGAGTCCGGCAAGCGCGCCGGGGGGAGTAAGTGGCTGGCATGTCTATGCGGGAGTGCTGGAGGAGCAGATCCACCGGCAGAGCCTGTCGCCATTGCCAGTTCCAGGAAACTGGCAGATTGACGCCATTCTATCATCCGGGGAACCCGCGCCGGTGGGTCAGGATGCGGAGTATTTCGTGGCTGCGAGCAATGTTCTTCCAAGGGGGTAACGCATGCTTGGAGTGACGGAACGTGCGTCCCGGATACTGCTGGATATCCTTAGTGGCGAGACCGGTCTCGATTCGACGAGTTCAGCGGGGGCCGAGCCACAGGTGGCGGTCCGAGCGGGCTTTGTGGGAGCGGAGATAGCCGAACGGAGTCCGGTCCGGTATCCGTGCGTCTACGTGTACGTAGAGCGACTCGTCAACAGTATGACCGAGAAGTTCCGGACATTGTCGGGCACGGCGAGGCTCTCTGTGGAGGTCCGCGCCAGCCAGGAACGCGTGGACGGGCTGGAGTCACAGGTGCACGGACTTGTGGAGCGGGTTTTGGAGGTGTTGCACACACACCGCGGAGACTGGGGCTACGGTGTGTTTTTTGGAGGTCGTTACGACGTGGTCTTTTCGCCGGTGAAGCCGGGAGGGAAAGGGTATCTCCAGATCGCGCGAATCGGTCTCGATGTCAATCTGAGCATAGATTAGAGGAGCAGATGTCTTCTTATATTTCATCAAGAAACAACCGAATATATACAGCCGTGGAGCCGTCATTTGGCGCGGTCGCGGCGGTATCCAGCGCGCAGCGAATACCAGCCGTGTCCCTTGCGGTCCGATCTGAAGCGGTTGTTCCAGTCAGGAGAGACAAGACAGGAATGCGGAGCGTACCGCCGGTTGTATCTCCGCTTCGAAGAGAAACGACGTTCACCGTCAAGGCATATCACTCTTCGTGGACTCCATCGAGTCAGTCGCCTGCGTGCGGGCCGCTGGTAGGGGCGGCGATCGGCACGCCGGGGAGAAATTTCCAGGGCGGGACTGTGGAGAGCACGCCGGGCGTGAGGCTGGTGCGGTTCACTGGCCCGACCGGGCTCAGCGTGGGACAAGCGATGAGCTTCAATGGTGAACTGCGGTTTGTGGTGGCATTGCTGGACGCGTTGACTGTCGAACTGAATGCTCCGTTCTCGACCGTCCCAGGCGCGGGTGCGCAGATAGGCGCGACGACGACCTACTCTCCGTCAAGCAGTCTTCCGAGCGTCAGCATCTTCGACTACTGGAGTCCGGAAAGCGCTGTGCAGCGCGTCGTGTGTGGCGCCGTGGTGGACCGTATGAAGATCACGCTGAACGGTGACTTTCACGAGTTGGAGTTCAAGGGGCGCGCGGCGGACGTGATTGACAGCGCGAGTTTTGTAAGCGGCCAGGGGTTTCTTTCAAGCTTCCCCGCGGAGCCTGTGCTTCACACATATGCGGCCCAACCGGTGCCGGGGCATCTTGGCCAAGCGTGGATAGGAGCAACGGCACAACAGTTCTTTACCGTTACAGATGCGGCCATCATGGTGACAAACAACCTGGATATGCGCAGTCGTGAGTTCGGCAGTACATTGCCCCGGGGCTTCGGAGCGGGCGTGCGGCAAGTGGCTGTGTCGTTTGGTCTTTACAGTGAGGACACGGCCGCGACGGTAAGTCTTTACCAGGCGGCACGCCAGAGGTCGCCGATCCAGGTGATGTTTCAGATGGGGCAGCAAGAGGGACAACTGATGGGAGTCTTCATGAAGAGTGTGACGGTGGTTGTGCCGGAGTTCGACGATGGTGAGGCGAGGCTTCGATGGGAATTCGGGAGCAATTCGTCCCATGGATTCGCCGATGATGAGATTGCGGTGGCATTTGGGTGAGACGTGGACTACCAGACGACACTTACTGTGGAATCCAAAACGACGCCTGGCGTAACGCTCCGCATCCGGAGAATGTCTTTTCAGAATCGCGTGGCACTGCTTCGTGACATGCAGACGTTGATGGCCAGGCATGAGTTTCTCAAGGCCGGGGAAGAACCCGGCGACCAACTGGAGGCGTTGCGGGTCGAGCATGAGATTGCTCAGCTATTCCTTCAGTGGGGCCTGGTTGACATACAGGGTCTAACTGTCGACGGGGCGCCGGCAACGGTGAGTACGTTGCTTGGCAGTGGTCCAGAAGAACTGGTCCGTGAAGCGCTGGGAACCATTGTGGGCCAGATCGGTCTCACCGAGGAAGAACGAAAAAACTAACGCTCGCATTTCAGTTTTATCGACAGAGCAAGGCCGGCTGGACATGCGAGGAATGCCGAAAGAACGGCCTGGAGCGAAGGCGAAATTGTGCGTGGATTCCGGGACATAAGCCGGACGGCAGAGTTGTGTGGGCCGGTGGCGGGATTGTGACTGAGAGGTGTCCCAAGAGCATCATCAGCGGGGTTAGTCTGGCGTGGCTGGAACAGTTCTGTCTGTGGCAAGCAGTACGTCCTGTGGCGAGTGAGGAGTGGGATGCACGCACGGTGGAAGCGATGTTTTTGTTGGAAGACCTAGTGAGAAGGGGAGGCTAGCGTGAATTTTGCCAGTATGTTTGACCTGTTTCGGCGAACACTTCAGGCGCTAACTGGGGGGCAGCGGTCCGACATCGTGGCGGGTTCGACGATCCTGCGAAGCATGATCCCGGGTCTGGAAGCCGGTGGGGACGAGAACGACTGGCGGTCCGCGCCAATTACAAGCGTGCTGCAAGATGGCGAGTCTGGCGTTCCGTCAAGCGCAGTTCGCCGCCGAGTTGGGTTTACGAGTGTTGTTGGTCTGGCGCCATCACTGTTGGGCTATTTCCTGAGACGCGAGCCGGCGGCGCAGAAGGAGCCGCAGGCCGGAGGGGTTCGATTCGTGCGGCCGGAGTCCATCCATGCGGAAGGCGCTTTGTTTGGCGAGAATCTGCGGCTGGCGGACTTTGGGGCTGCCGGAATTCCCCGGGAATACCAGGCGGGGCGGCCAGGTACAGGAGCGCCAACACCCGTAGTGATTCAAATTCAAGCTCTCGACAGCCGGTCGATCCTGGATCGGAGTTCTGAGATTGCAGCCGCGGTGAGGGAGGCGATGCTGCATTCCCACTCGCTGACGGACTTGATGAAGGAATAAGACAAATGCTGGAATTTCCACGCCTATCGACGAATGCGATAGCACAGTATCCTTTCCGCCACGCAGTCGAGTTCGACACGTTTCGGCACCGATTCCTTGACCGGAGCGAACAGCGGTTCCGGCAGCGAAGGGTTGCCGCCAGACACTGGCAGGTTGATCTGGCACTGCTTACGCAGGAGGAAACCGGACGACTCCGGGACTTCTTTTCCGCAATGAACGGACAGTTGAACGAGTTCTTGTTCACGGATCCGTGGACGGGGCAGCAATACGTCAGCACACTGAGCGCCGATGATCTGGATCTGGTGGAGGCCGACATCAGCGACCGGCGCACCAAGCTGACAGTTTCCTCGAGTGAGTACTGAGATGCTGTTTTTTCCCCAATTGGACAGCCTCGCGGTCGCGCAGTTTCCTTTGCAAGAGCGGCGACATGTGCGGACGGTGATGGTGCGGACGGCAGGAGGCGCAGTATGGCGCCGCGCCGATACGGATGCATCAGGCGTGGTGTGGCGTTTGACACTGAGCTCTCTGAGCGATTCGGAGAGGTCGAGGATTGACGGCTTGTTTCTCGCGACTGCTGGAGCCTTGCGGCGGTTTACGTTTGTCGATCCCCTCGACAATTTGCTGAGATACAGCGAAGAATTCTCGGGGCCCAGTTGGGTTCGAGAAGGCGGGATTGTCGTGACAGGGGGGCAGACAGATCCTTGGGGTACCGCGAGGGCAAGCTCAATCAGTAATCCTTCCATACAGGAACAAAGGTTATTCCAGACGGTTGCTGTTCCGAATGTGTACCGGTATCACCTTTCAGTTTACGCACGGGCGTACACGCCATCGGTGTTGGGACTAAGTATCGGGTCGGGCGGGGATCGGCTGCGACAGGATGTTGTGATCTCTACCGAGTGGCGGCGTTACTCCTTGGCTGGGTCACCGGGAGGCGCTCAGCAAGAGACGGAGGCGGCGGTATATGTTGCGACGGGCGCCACGGTTGAGATCGCCGGCATGCAGTTAGAGGCGCAGGCCGGAGGGTCAGAGTACAGGCGGACCGCAGAGAAGTGTGGTGTGCATCCGGAGGCCAGATTTCTGGACGACCGGCTAACGTGGGTGACGCACGGAGTCAATTCGCACAGTACGGTTATAGAGATAGTAGGTGAATAGCATGCCGGAGATTTATCAGATCAAGGAATCAGAAGTTACAGACACTCCACTCGTATTGTTCGAGTGCCGGCTATTCGATGGAACCATAGAGCACTGGAGCACACACCGGGTGACATGGAACGGTGCCGAGTACTCTCCCCGCGTGGTGAAGTATAACTCCTTCGATCTGGTAATCCCCGGGGAGGACGAGACAGGGACAGGGGGCCGGCTTGTTCTGATAATGTCGAACGTGGATTCGAGGTTTTCGCAGCTCGAACGCAGCGTCGGCCTGAAGGGCGCCAAGCTGACCGCGACTTTTGTATTCTTCGATCTAGAAACCGGGCAGGCAACGTCGCCCGGAGTGGTTCTGTTCCGAGGCGACGGCAGCAGCATCAATGAACTGACGGAGTCGCACGCAAGACTGACATTCCAGAGCCGGCTCAGTTTTCACCGCAATTACTTGCCTACGGTAAGGGTGCAGAGAAGATGCCCGTGGCTTTTTCCATCTGACGCGAGTCAACGGGCGGAAGCGGTAACCGGCGGGGAGAAAGGCCGGTACTCTCCGTTTTACGCCTGTGGTTACTCAGCCGATCTGTCCGGGGGGAGCGGTAACCTGGACGGAACTCAACCGTTTACTTCGTGCAATTACACGAGAGAAGACTGCGAGTTGCGGGGGATGTTCCGGAGGGATGCTCTGGACCGGACCACCGGAAGATTCGGGGGAATGGAACTGCTGCCAAGTGCGAGCGGGACAAGTCAATGGCAGACGCCTGGACAACCGGAGGCTGCTGAGTATCTTCCGATCGTCTACGGCACATGTTGGGTGCAGGCGCGAGTTGCATTCGCGAGGAATGACCAGGAGGTCACACACATCGGCGCCGCCGTCTGCGTGGGGCCGATCCAGGGTGTTCTGAAGGTGGTGGTGAACAAGACCGAGCTTCCGGTATTTGACGGCGCCCGGGACCAACATGCGACTGGTGCTTACCGGGTGACAACGTTGGGTGAACGGAACGGGAATCTGACAGGTACCTATGTGGACTCGCAGGGGACACCCATTGATGGTCCCCATGGCGGGATTGCGTACCTCGAACTGACGCTGCCGCGGGGTGTGAGTGCAATCGGACAGGTTCCGCGAGTGGACGTGCTGGTCCAGGGATTGCGGTTACCGAGGTACGACATGCTCGGCGCCGCCCTGGGTGAGTCGTTCACGGCCAACCCAGTGTGGGTACTGCTAGACGTCCTGCGAAGGACAGGATGGAGCCTCGACGATATCGATGTCAGTTCGTTTGCGAGCAAAGCACAGTACTGCGACGAGACAATCGCTGTGAAAGATCTTCAAGGAAACGATGTGTTCGTGCCGAGATTTCAGTGCAACCTGTCTATCGCAAAGCGGCGGAGCGTATCGGAGTTGCTGCGCGGACTACGTTTGTCCTGTGGCCTATTTGTGGTGTGCGGCGCCGACGGAAAACTCCAGGCAAGCATCGAGGGGGCGATGGGTGTGCAACAGCCGTCGAAGCCTTGGACCAGCAATAGCGTGAGTCCGCTTGGAGGTGGATGGCCGGCATACGAGTTTGGGGATGGAACAAATGGCACATCAGGGATTGTAAGGTTGGCAGACGGAACCCCGAGTATTCGCATGTGGGCCAGGACGGCGGCAGACGTACCGAACCGATTGAGGCTGGAATTCGAGGATGAGTTCAACCTGTATCAGCGGGACAGTTTGTCACTGGCT